CCGAACTGCAGCTGCTCACCGGCGACATGCGCGACGTCAACGACCGGCTCATGCGGGTGGTACTCAACGAGTTCCGCCGGCGCATCGAGCAGCTGCAGTTCGGCCTCTACGTCCACCAGCTCTGCCGCCCGGTGCGCGCCGCCTGGCTCGACATGGCCATCCTGGCTGGCGCTGTGGTGCTGCCCAACTACGTCGCGCGCCGGCGCGACTACCTGCGTACCCGCTGGGTTGCGCAGGGCTGGGCCTACATCAACCCGGTGCAGGACGTCCAGGCGCGGCAGATGGAAGTCGCCGCCGGCTTCACCAGCCGCAGCGAAGTCGTCCTGCGCAGTGGCTATGACGCCGAGCAGATCGACCAGGAAAACGCCGAAGACAACGCCCGCGCCGAACGGCTCGGCCTGCACTACGGCAGCACTGCCACCGGCGCCGCGCCCACCGACCCACAGGATCAAACCCCATGAACCAGCAACGGCAACATCCGCGCATCCTCAACAAAGGCTCCGGTGCCGCCAGTCCGCAGGACCAGCACTGGTACCGCATCCGGGCCGCCGGCGAGGGCGAGCAGCGCAACATCGAGATCGAGATCTACGGCGACATCGGCTATTGGGGCATCTCCGCGGCCAACTTCATCCGCGACCTCAAGGAGCAGGACGACGGCGTCTCGCCGGTCACCGTAGCCATCAACTCGCCGGGCGGCGACCTGGCCGACGGCATCGCCATCCACAATGCCCTGCAACGCCTCGGCGAGCGGGTCACCGCCCGCATCGACGGCGCCTGCTACAGCTCGGCCAGCGTCGTTGCCAGCGGCGCCCAGCGCGTCGTCATGGCCGACAACGCGTTGCTGATGATCCACAACCCGTGGACCTACGCCGCCGGTGACAGCGACGAGCTGCGCAAGATCGCCGACCTCATGGATCAGGCGTTTGAAGGCATCGTCGCCAGCTACCAGCACCGCCCGCTGACCATCGACGACGCCGAGCTGCGCCGCCTGATCGCTGCCGAAACCTGGATGACCGCGAGCGAGGCAAAGGAAATCGGCTTCGTCGACGAGATCGCCGCCGGCACCGCCATCAAGGCCAGTTTCGGGCAGAGCCGCATCCTCAACCGCTACCAGCACCCGCCCAAGGAACTGCTGGCCCAGCAGGACCAGCCGCCGGAGCCAGAGCCGGAACCCGACCCAGCTCCCGAGCCCGATCCGGCTCCCGAAGCCGAGCCCGATGCCGCGGCCCTTGCCGCAGAACTGACCGCTGCCTGCCAGCAGGCCGGCATCGCCGACGTCGCCGAGGCGCTCATCAAGGCCAGCGGCCTCAAGAGCCAGGCCGCCGTGCAGGCCGAACTGGCGCGAGCCAAGGCCGTGCGCGAGCTGTGCATCGTCGCCCGCCTGCCCGGCGAAGCCACCGCCCTGATCATCGCCGGCCTGGATGCCGAAGGCGCCCGCGCCAAGCTGTTCGACAAGCTGGTCGGCAGTGGCTTCGGCGAGATCGACAACACCCCACCGGCCCCCGAGCCGCAACCCACCGGCGCGAAAGCCGTCGACCCCGGCGAGATCTACGCCCGCCGCAACCAACGAGCCTCGAAAGGAGCCCATAAATGACCATCAAGACCGAAGGTTTCCACGCCGGCGAGTTCCTCCTCTCGGAGGCCACCGGAACCCGCTCGCGGGAGGAGATCACCCTGGCGGCCACTGCCGTTGTGCTGCCTGCCGGGCAGGTGCTCGGCCGCGTCACCGCCAGCGGCCTCTATGCCGCCTACGACCCGGCCGCCACCGATGGCCGCGAAGCCGCGGCGGCCGTGTTGTGGGCGCCGCTCGGTATTTCCGCCAATCCGCAGCGCAGCGTCGGCATCGTCCGCGACGCCGAAGTGAAGCGCGCCCGGCTCACCGGGCTGGATAGCGATGCCGAAGACCTGCTGGACGCCTTCGGCATCGTCGTGCGCTGAACTCGTTCTTCCTGTCACCCATGAACCCCGCCGCGGCGGGGTTCGCCATTTCTGGAGCATCCCATGGCTGAAATCAGCATCTTCGAAGACGAGGCCTTCAGCGTCACCAGCCTGATCGCCACCCTCAACGACGACCACCCGGTCCCCGGCCAGATCAGCAACGCAGGCCTGTTCGTCGAATCCGGCACCACCACCGTGACCGTGCAGATCGAGAAGGACGGCAACAGCCTGCAACTGGTGCCGGCCGCCCCGCGCGGCGCACCCGGACTGGTGGTCAACGGCAGCAAGCGTCAGCTGATCCCGTTCAACTGCGTGCACCTGCCACAGACCTTCAGCATCCTCGCCGACGAGGTCCAAGGCATCCGCGCCTTCGGCTCGCGCACCGAACTGCAGGCCGTGCAGGACGTGGTCAATGCCCGCTACACCCCGGTACGCAACCAGCTCGCCGCCACCCACGAGTTCCAGCGCGTCGGGGCCATCAAGGGGCTGATCGTCGATGCCGACGGTGTCAGCGTGCTCAACAACCTGTTCACCGCCTTCGGCCTGAGCCAGCAGAGCCAGGCCATCGGTTTCAACGTCGATCCGCAAGCCTCCACCATCGACGCCGACATCGTCACGGCGCTGGACAAGCAGGAAGACGCCCTCGGCACCGCCACCTCGACGGGCGCCGTAGCGTGGTGCGGCAAGGTCTTCTGGGCCAAGCTGATCGCCGACGGCCGCGCCCGCGAGGCCTACCTCAACCACGAAGCCGCCGCCGCGCTGCGTGGCGATCGCCGCCGCCAGTTCGAGTACGGCGGGGTGCTGTGGATCCGCTACACCGGCAAGATCGGCGGTACCGCCTTCATCGCCGACAACGAGGCCTACCTGGTGCCCGAGGGTGTGCCGGACCTGTTCCGCACCATCTTCGCCCCGGCCAACTACATGGAGACGGTCAACACCCTCGGCGTGCCGTACTACGGCAAGCTCGAGCGCATGCCGTTCGACAAGGGCGTGATCGGCGAGGCCCAGTCCAACCCGCTGCACATCTGCACCAAGCCCACCGCCGTCATCAAGCTGACTGCCTGATGGCCGCCGGCTTCTCCGCCATGACCGCCGCGCTCGACGCGGCCGTCATGGGCAGCCTCAGCGACGGCCTCGGCGAGCATCTTTCCGCCAGCGGGCAGGTGCTGGCCAGCGGCCTGGAGCTGATCCTCGACCGTAACGTCGAGCGCTTCGGCATCGACAGCGTGACCGGCGCCATGGAACGGGCGGTGACCATCACCGTGCGCAAGGTCCTGCTGCAGCAGCTCGACCGCAAGGGCGCCTTCCAACTCGACGGAAAGCTCTGGCACATCGACGCCATTGCCAGCGACGACGGCCACCTCATCAGCTTCTACGTGGTGCCCTGACATGACCCAACCCATCGACATGCAGTCGGCGATCCTCGCCGCGCTGCTGGACAAGCTCGCCAGCGTGCCGACCTTTGGCGCCGAAGTGATCGAGGACAGCGTGCTGCGCATCCTCGATGCCGAGGACGAGACGCTGCCTGACGAGCTGATCGTCGTGCAGCCCGGCCCGACCGAAACCGTCGAGTACATCGGCGGCAGCAGCATCCGCGAGCGCGTCACTCTCAACGTCACCCTGCTGACCCGACGCCGCCAGTTCGCGCCGCTACTGCGCGCCGGGCGACTGGCCGTCAAGGTCGCCCTGCAGGGCCACCGCGCCGGCCTCGACGCCGTGCGCGGTGTGCAGCAGGCCGAGTGGCAAACCGAAACCCCGATGCCGGCCGGCGACGGCCACCGCTGGTCCTGCCAGGTCATGCCCCTGCAGGTCACCTACGTGCAACAGCTCAAGTAACCGGAGAATCCCATGGCTCAAATCGACCGCTCCTTCGTGGGCGAAGGCATCATCTACGGCCGCATCTACCAGTCCGCCGACGCGCTGACCGACCTCGGCAACTGCGACGCCTTCAACCTGGCGTTCGCCACCGAGCGCAAGACGCTGCCCAACTTCCGGGGCGGCGGCGGCAACCGCAACGTGCGCGAGCGCGTCACCGACGTGACCGCCACCGTCGGCATGTTCGACATCGTCGCCACCAACCTGGCCCGCGTCACCAAGGCGGTGATCGCCGAGGTCGCCGCCGGGGTCGTCACTGCCGAGGCGCTGAGCTGCAAGGGCGTGGACGGCGAGCTGATCCCGTTCAAGAACCTGCCGGACCTGCGCGAGCCGGTGACCATCGTCACCGCCGCCGACGCCGCCCTGCAGCCCGGTACCGACTACCTGCTGACCGCCCACGGCGTGATCGTCGCGCCGGGCAGCCTGATCGACGCCACCGGCATCAAGGCCAGCTACACCCGCCTGCAATCCAGCGCGGTGCAGATGCTCGCCGGCAGCCAGTTCGAGCTGGAGCTGTTCATCGCCGGCCTCAACGACGCCAAGTCCGGCGAACCCTTCGCCCTGCGCGTGCACCGCGCCAAGTTCGGTCTGGCCAAGGAAGTGCCGATGTTCGGCACCGACTTCATGCGCCTGGAGGCCCCGGTCGAGCTGCTGGCCAGCGATCTGGTGATGGCCAGCGGCATCAGCAAGTTCTGCCAGATGGATCTGGTGACGGGGGCGTGATGTGAAACGGAATGCCCCGCGTGTGGCGGGGCTTTCGTACTGGGCTTATGGCAGCCGGTAAAGAGCCGGCATGGAGGAAGCGAAGATGAGCATGAAGAGTGCGGCAGCAGAACTTGAACAGGCCAAACTGAGGATATTGAAGGCCAAGGTCAGAGTTCTTGAGCAACAAATCAAGGAACTTACCCCTTCTGGAAGATCGCCTCGGCCGGCAGTCTGAAGTTGCGCATCTCCTCGGAAAGCACGAAGCGCAAGTCTTCATGGCTCATGCTGCGTACTTGGGCCGGTATCCAGCCGAACTTCTGGACCAGGTAGTAGTGGATAGCTTCCAGCCCATCGAGGCCGCTTCTGTAGTCTTCTCGTTGGGCGAGGACATCGCCGAAGACGGCGAGGCTGTAAGCGAGCTGCCCCTCAGCGGAGTGCAGGCGGTAGAGCACTTCATAACGTTCGCGAGACATAGTTGAACCTCCGGTTCGTTGGGTGAAATCCATTCAGTCCCGCCACTTTAGCAAGGCCCGCTTCGTGCGGGCTTTTTCATGCCCGGAGAAAAGTGAATGGCCAGCATCAAAGAGCGCCTGATCCAGGTCGTCCTGCGTGGCAAGGACATGCTCAGCGGCGAGGCCGGCAAGAGCGCCGCCGCGCTCGACGCCCTGCGCGAGACTGGCGAGCAGCTGCAGGCCAGCCTGGCCCAGACCGAGGGCGCGGCCAAGCTGGCCCGCCAGCTCGACCAGATGTGGCTGCTGATGGACCGGCCGGCCACGTTCGTCGTGCGCGAATATGGCGCCGGCAGCGGCGCCCTGTTCGTGGCCATCCTCGACGGCCTGACGCGCATCGATGAGGTCATCGCGCAGGCGGCGGCCGACGGCCAGCCGGCTCTGGCGATCACCGACCTGGCCAACCTTTTCGCCATGGTCAAGTTCTACACCGCCGCGCGGGGCATGGGCATCAAGCCCGTCGTCGGCTGCGATGTCTGGATCGGCGCC